ATGTATCTTTATTCTCTTTCGTCATTATAACTATAGCACAGGTCGGGTATGACAAACTGTGACAAAGTGTGCCAACTTTCATTCCGGCACGGAAAAATTCTGCAGCGCCGATCCGTGTATGCGATGGACGGTACGAATCGAGACGTTCAAGATGTCTGCGATATCTTCCCAGGTGCATCCATCGATGTAACGGAAGCGCAGCACCAGCTGTTCGTCGTGATTTGGAAGCATGCTGATCCGGCTGCTGATCTCTTCACGCAGGGTGATCAACCTTGCGACCTTCTCAGCCACATCTTTCTGTGCTTCATCGATTTGTTCGATGCAGCGAACAAAGGCTGCATCAGCAGGACGGTTGGGACTGTGGGGCATGCCGTCATATCGTCCTGAGGTGATGGATACCGAGAGTTCCTTCCAGTAGTCGATCTCTCTTAAACGGCAGTTGATCATCGCATCCAAGTGTTTTGCTTGGTTTAAATATTGTTTTGGGGTCATTCTTTCACCTCCTGATTTATTTTCTCTATCAGCATCTCTCCGTCGACTGCGGTCAGCAGCCGGTACCAATCGGAGAGAAAGAATCGTTCCAGCGTGTTCTTGTCCGCATTTGCTGATCTGCTCATCGGATTCATCTGCAGCGTCTTTAATGCTTTTCGGTAATCCTTGACGGCCTGCAGCACGATGGCGTTCGCGAGGTTCTCGTATGGGTCAATCATCGCAGCACCGCCTTCACTGCATTGATTAGGGCAGACTGTGTCTTGTCCTTGCGCTGCAGCGCATTCAGGATCCGACCATCGATGGTGCCTGATGTAATGATGTGCTGAATGACCACGGTTCGACTTTTCTGACCTTGCCTCCAGAGTCTTGCGTTCGTCTGCTGGTAGAGCTCAAGACTCCATGTCAATCCAAACCAGACAAGCGTGCTGCCGCCGTCCTGAAGGTTCAGGCCGTGGCCTGCGGAGGCGGGGTGGATCAACCCGATCGGAATCTGACCCGTATTCCAGTCTGCAATGTCCTTGGATGATTTGAGTTCCCTTATGTCAAACCGTTTTCGGATCCTTTCAAGATCGTGCCGGAACCAGTAGGCGACGAGTACAGGCTTGCCGTTTGCTGCTTCGATGATGTCCTCCAGGGCATCGAGCTTTCGATCGTGAAATGCAATGATCTTTCCGTCGTCCGAATAGATTGCGCCATTGGAAAGCTGCGCGAGCTTGCCGGTGAGAGCTGCGGCGTTTGCGGCTGTGATTTCATCACCATGAAGCTGAAGCACAAGGTCGTTTCTCAGTGCATCATATCGATTGCGTTCCTCTTCGGAAAGCTGCACCTCGTATTTCGTGGAAATCAGCTCCGGCATCTTCAGATGGTCGGTTGACTTCATTGAGATCGTGATATCAGAGATCTGCCTATAGATAGCGTCTTCGGCTCCTGGCAGCGGTTTGTAAGAGTAGATCATCTCGCCGTTCCTTTTGTCTGGCACGAAATAATTCAGCCGGTACTGACCGATGAATCGCCCGAGCCGTTTTCCCTGATCGAGAAGCTTGAACTCCGCCCACAGATCCATGAGTCCATTGGAGGAAGGGGTTCCGGTGAGGCCGACGATTCTTTTTACGGATGGGCGAACCTTCATGAGTGCCTTGAAGCGTTTTGACCGGTGGTTCTTGAAGGATGAAAGCTCGTCGACGACCACCATGTCGTATTTGAATGGGATGCCAGATTTCTCGATCAGCCATACGAGATTTTCGCGGTTGATGATCGTGACATCCGCGCTCTGCATCAGAGCGGCCTTTCGTTCTCTGGCAGTCCCGACTGCGACGGCGTAGGTGAGGCCGGACAGGTGATCCCACTTCCTGATCTCAGAAGGCCAGGTGTCCCTTGCCACGCGTAGTGGCGCGATTACCAGAACGCGGTGGACCTGAAAGCTGTCAAACAGAAGATCGAAAATTGCCGTCAGGCTGATCACCGTCTTGCCAAGACCCATGTCCAAAAGGACTGCAGCGACCGGATGCGTTTTGATGTAGTCAATGGCGTATTTCTGGTAATCATAGGGTTTGAAGTTCATACAGCATCCCTCCAATCTCGATTACGTCGTCAATTACATAGACCTTGTATCCCAACTTCCGAAGGAGATGGTGACGTGACAGTTGCAGCGGTCTCGGCCTTTGCCCGGGTGCCTTCAGTTCTGCGAACGCCATATGTCCGTCAGGCATCAGGATGAGGCGGTCAGGCATTCCTGAGAAACCAGGTGAGACGAACTTAGGTGCAATCCCGCCCGCGCTTTTTACCATCATGACTAATTTGCGTTCTATTTCCTTTTCGTTCATGCATTCCTCCTTGAAATCATAGGTGTGCAGGTCAAGATGGTCGATTCCTAAAACCTCTATATAGATATAAATTTTATTTCTATAGGGACTTTTGTATATAGACCTTCTCGACCTGCACACTTTTACTTTTAGTCCAGAAAATCTTGACCGGTTTTTAGTTTCAGACCGTAAACGAGCATCCCGGATCTGGTCTTTCTTCGCTTGAATCCGGCTTTCTCCAGATTTCCGTAAAAATCCGTTGTGCTTCTCGCGTATTCACCGCTCTGAAAACAGACCGCGTGGTATTGCTGATAGAGGTCTCCGGATTTTTCTGTATATGATGGATCTACATCGCAGTGCTCATCGATGAACTGTCCCAGCCAGTCATTGTCTTCGCGATATTTGTCCACGGCATCTCTGACCGCCTTCGGCTCTGATATCTTGAATCCCTTAGCGATTGCAGTCTCCGCGCCTTCAATGATCCATGAAAGGATCGCAGGCCCAGCGTGTTCGAAGAGGTAGTCCGAGTAATTTTTGATGTCGGAGTTCCCGGTGATCTTCGCATTGAATGGAATCACAATGAGCCTTCTCCAGGTGCCGTCGTCGTTTGCAGACACCTTGGGCAGGTAGTTCGTATAGAGGACGAGCGTGTGTGAGGGATCAAAATGAAACGGATCTTTATACTTTTTCTCTGCCTCGATCGGATCCACACTGCAGAGCTGCTTCACCATGCCAGTATTCAGCCGTTGACCTTCTTCAAGCTCCGATGCGATGATGAGGCGCTTTCCCTTAAGCTCTGCCATTTCCGGTTTGACGTTCCGCTTGCAGTTCATGGTGAGCGCTTCTGCGGAGATCTTGCCGGAGTAGTTTCCGAGGACTCTGGCGACAGTGTTCCAGAATGTGGATTTACCATTCGCGCCTCCTCCGTAGGCAATAATCATTTGCTCAGCGTAGACGCGCCCGACTGCCGCCATGCCCACGATCTGCTGTACGTAGTCGATGAGCTCTTGGTCGCTACAGAAGAACAGGTCCAGATTCTGAAGCCAGATATCTTTTCCTTTGTCACCGGGAGAGCAGGCCGTGATCTTTGTGATGAGATCATCTGGATCATGCAGATGGCTGCCAGAGAGTCCTTTTGTCAGGTCATAGGTGGCGTCTGGTGTGTTGAGAAGATCCGGATCGTAATCGAGCTCGGAAACGTCGAGTGCCAGCATCGGCTTTGCAGCATTCTGGGCATTGACGATGTTCTTGTAGTTGCGATATTTCATGACGAATTTCTTATATGAATCTGCGCTAAGCAGTGCATAGAGAAGGACCATCTTGTTTTCAGGCACCGCATTGACGAGAGCCTTGCCTCTTGCTTTGACGTCTGTTTTTGAAATGCCGATGGCGATCAGGTTTTCCTCCGCGATGCGGATTGCTTCCGTCGCATCGACAAGCTGATCATCCATAAAATTTTCAACGACTCCAAGAGATCTCTGCTTATCCTCATACCAGCGATCTCCGCCAAAGGCGATGAAGTCTGTAGCACTCGTAAAGCGTAACTGGTTCTTGCACTCTTTAGAAATGACCTTGGCCTCGCCGATATCGGAGTAGTCATCCGGCTTAAGAAAACAGGTGCCGAAGGTGTTCTCATATTCGTCAGGAGGGACGTAATCAGAACTTCCTTCCACTTTTTTCTTGAAGAACTTCAGTGCGCTGCGCCAGATGGTGCGCAGTTCCTTGGCTGGAAGTGGCGGATCACATTTGCTGGCACGCTTTAGATATGCCTCATAGGCTTTGTCTGTATCGCCGAAGCGCTTCAGCACGCGGCCTGCAAAATGAGACATTGTGTTGTTACGGCTTCCTTCAGGAATAGAGCCTCCAGTATAAATGGGCTCTTCCAGTGCTTCTTCGTCTGGTGCACTTGGCAAGATCTCATCAATGGTAAGCGTACCTTCATGCCAGAATACCTCATCCGGTTTCACCTTTGCACCATACAGAAACCGGGCAGCATCGAGCGCCTTTGAATCAAAGAACGGAAACTGCTGCATGCCGGTTTTCTTAAGCGCCGCGAAGGTAGAGGCATCCGTGCAGATTTTGATCGGAGCGACCAGATGAAAACGAGGGCGAGGGGAGTAGCTGTCCTTTTGAAGCATATTGTGGCGGCTTGGAGCAGCGGCAAATGAAATGTTCGCAAACGCACCGCTTGCCAGCTTTTCCGGTGTCATCCAGTCGCCAGGGCTTTCTGAAAAATCATTGTCGCAGTCCCAGACGATGGCATCAGCAGAGATAAAGTTGTCGTTTGAGCGATAATTGTTTTGATATGCTGCGGTCACGTGATCGCGTAAGGCGGCAGCGGCGAAATCTTCCGGACTATTGATGACCATTTTATGGGGATAGAGACAATTGGCCTCGTTCCCCGTGCAGTCGGCAATGTATAAAGTAAATTTCATGCTTAGTCATGCACCTCCTTTGATTCATCCTCCAGCACCTTCGTGATAAACTTCAGTGCTCGAATCATGGTTTCAAGCTCGCAGTCTCCACCGAGAAAGACCTCAAAGCCTGACGTACCTCCAAAGCGGTCGCGGAGTACATTAACACCCATATCGGTGCATGCTTCATCCGAGATGCGAAAATACGTCCTGCCGCCGTGTCCGGTGTCGCCACCCATATAACCAGTGGTTCCGGCTTCGACATCGAGAATGTTGCAACTGACTACCTCACGTTCATATGTTGTGATTTCTGTTCCGTCATACAGTACCTTGCTGTTTTCCTTTACTTCGTACATGGCTTAAACCTCCTGACAATCATTTGTAAAATAGCGCAAGCGGTAATTTTTCCGTTTCGCACACTTGATTTCCGTTTTCATACCGGCAGTGATTCTGCTTCCGAATACCCAGACCTCCGTGCACTTACTCATCAGGGCATTTCCGAAGAGTAGACCGAGTTCGCGTTCCGTTTCATCGCTGTCATCAAGGAACTGCGGAAAAAGAAGATGAGGAGCAAACGGAATGTATCCTTTGCTTACAGCAAAGCGGCAGAAGCGTCTTGCAGCGATTACGTTGTTCTTCGCTTCTCCGGAGTAGGGAGAACAGATGTACACAATCGGCCGAAAAGTCCTGAGTGCTCTTTGATTCTCGGTTTTGGCGCTTTTGAAATCCATGTGGTTTACCTCCTTTCTGAGGTGTTATTAACCTCTACTTCCCACTGGAGAAAGATTGCTGTTTTGAGCGAAAAAAATCACCTCCGCATTTTTCTTCGGAGGTGAGCGACGTATATTGATGGAGATGTATTAATCTTTTTTATAAAACGGGGTGGTATAACCGTCTGCGCGAAGGAGAAGTCCAGGAGTCCAAGGAGGAGTCCTGCCCATTTGTTCACAAATCGCATCAAGTGAGACGGATGGATCGGCTTCGATAATCAGTTCGTCGTGAACGTGCATGACAATCCGGCAGTAGCGGAGCGTTTTCATAGCGTAGCAAAGGATGTCGCGTGAAGTTGCCTGTACGATGTTTTCCACGAACTTAGGCCCATAGGAATCGAGCCTTTCCCATTTCTTCGCAGGGCCGATTCCCTCATAGGTAACACATTCGCCGCCGAACTTATTTGTTCCGATCTTCGGTTTTACGTAAGCGAGCCTCCTGCCGGAGGGCAGCCGGATGAACAGCATGCCGGAGCGGCATTCGAAGTTCAGTCCGTAGATAGTGGAAGGGGAGTGGTAGCGCACTGCGTTCATGACTGCTCGGTCGACGTCCCACCAGAACTGGACGATGTGAGGATTGGTCTTTCGCCAAGCATCGACCAGCGGAGGAAGCTCGTCTTCGGATAACCCCATCTCAAGAGCACCCATTGCTTTCAGAGCACCGACCGATCCACCGTAGCCGAGGGCCAGCTCTGCGATTTTTCCTTTCTGCCGGAGGTGTCCATTTATGCCGTGTTTTACGACTGGTACGTGGAACATCTGGCTGGCCGATGCGCAGTAGATGTCACCGCCTTCTTCAAATACTTTCTGTCGCCATTTCTCCCCGGCATACCAAGCAATCACCCTGGCTTCGATCGCCGAGAAGTCAGCTACGTAAAAGAGCATGCCTTCTTTTGGAATGAAGGCAGTTCGGATAAGCTGGGAAAGTGTGTCCGGCACATCCTCATAGAGCATTTTGACGGCCTCGAAGTTTCCGGATTTTACCAGAGCCCGCGCGGATGACAGATCTTCCAGATGATTCTGCGGGAGGTTCTGTAATTGGATGAGTCTACCGGCCCAACGACCTGTACGGTTTGCACCGTAGAATGCGAACATCCCGCGGGCTCTTCCGTCATCACATACAGCCCGCTGCATAGTCTGATATTTCTTGACGGACGACTTTGACAGCTGCTGCCGAAGCTTAAGAGCTTCTTTAAGTCTTGGTGGAACGGATTTGATAAGTTTGGAGACTTCCTTTTTCCCGAGGCTTTCCACCTCGACTCCTTGCAGCGCCAGCCACTGTTTCATCTGCTGCACGCTATTCGGATTCTCAAGAGAGGTGATCGCTTTCATAGCGGTCATGAGCTCTGACCGTGATTGGGAGTCCATCTCGATCGCTTTTTCTACAAGGTCCATATCCAGGCGAACGCCGCGGTCGTTGATTTCCTGATCGATATGGTACTCGTCCCATACGAAATCCGGCACCGGGAATTTGGAAAGACGTTTCTTAATCCCCATCTCGGTTTCGACATCTCGGATGTTATATCGTTTAAACGCCTTCCATTTCTCTGAGGCGTGGCAGGGAAGGTTTCTGGTTCGGCCGCTGTTTGATTTAGTCGGAGCGCAGGGAACGCAGAAGTATTTGATGAGATCCTTGCCTTTTGTGAGCTTCTGCTTTTCAAGCCCGAGGACCGTGCCGACACCTTCAAGAGAGCGGGGAAGACCCATTGCAGATGCCCAGACCATGGAGCAGCGCCAGCTTTCAGGATTCAGGAACCTTGCACGTTCTATAGACAGAGGGTGATCATCGTGAAACGGATCAAGACTGATTTCCATATCACGCAGATACCGCGACAGGCATACCCGTTCGAAGTTCGCGTTGTACGCCCATTTGATCACTTCATCGCTGACAAGCGCGTCGACGACCTCCTGCGGAAGTTTTTCTCCCTGCGCAAGATCGATGGTTTTCACTTCACCGCCATCGATGGAATATCCAAAGAGCAGGATCTCGAAAGCAGGGGACTCGGTGTACTTGTATACGCCACATTTGCCGAGGTTGATATCGCTATATGTTTCAATGTCGATGCTGAGTGTTTTCAATTTTTACCTCCAATCAAACAAGCGGCAGAGATTGATCCCCGCCGCCTGTTATTTGTTCACTTCAATTGCTTAGTTCAGAAAATCTTCATCGTCGTCAGTCGCGAAGTCAGATGCAGCGCTTGCTTTGCCACCGAGAGGCTCCCCATCGCGGATCTTCTGCAAGTTGTTGAGTCCGCAGGCGATGCCCTTGTTGCCGGAACTATTGAAGGCATAGAAGGTGATAGAAGCGCGCCCATAAACGCCACTGTAAACTTCTGAGCGGGTAAGAATCGGATTCAGGTCGGCATCTACGATGCCCGGCGCTGTGGTTGCGTTGGCATTAACAAAATATGCGTTTTTGTAAGCCTCATCGTCTGGACGCTCCGCATCACCATCGCGGAGGGGCTTCTTAATTGCAGAAAGAGCTGGCACGCTCTTTCCGTTTCCGCGAAGCTTCACCTCGCCTTCCTTATATGCCGCTTCGATAGCCGCCTTGATCTTATTGAGTGTTACGGTGTCAGACTTCGGAATGATGAGGCTGACGCTGTATTTCGGGGTGCCTCCATTGATCGACTTCGGCTCCCAGACGTTTGCGTAGCTCCAGCGAGTGTTCGGTCCAGTGATAACTTTCATCGGGTTGTTCATTCTTTTACTCATGATATTTTTCCTCCATAAAATCGTTTTTTGCTGTGTTCATGGCCGGGCGTTTGTCGCTGTCCGGCACGAGAGTAGGTTTTCCCTGCGGCTTTTCAATATATGCCGACAGGAGTTCATTAAAACGGGATTTGCCGAGAAGTCTCTGCATGGCTGTAATGCCCAGCAGCTTTTTCTGATATGGGTCGTACCCAGCATCGGTGACTGCCTTGGCAACGGACGCTTCATCAGTGTACTTGCGGATAGATCGTCCCTCGACCAGCTTGAAACCGCGCCATTCTTTCCCGGAAAGTGCCTGCTGCAGGGCATACTCTTTAATGTCGGACGCCCAGACAGTGAGCTCATCGACCTTAGAAAGAATGACTTCGATTTCTGCATCGGAAAGCTCTGGTGGAAGTTTGAAGTCATCCTGCGCAAGCTTAAGATTCTCCTCGGCCCGCTTTCTGCAGATCATCCTGGCTTTACAGAACCTGCACCAGTATCCACAGGAATAGTCACCGGCACCAGTAAAAGCAAGTTCTGCAGCAGGTTTTAAGACACTTTTAGCCCAGGAGAGAAGGTCATCTTTAGAAATCTCCCATATGCTTACGTTCTGCCTGCGCGGCTGGTAAATTGATAAGGATACGGTGTCGATGTCGTAGAGGCCATCGAACATAGCAATAGCTCCTAGTGCATAGCAGGCAAGCTGCGTGTTATGCTCTGCACTTACCTCTACGCCGGCTCCGTACTTCAGATCGACAATCCGAAGTACTCCATCTGCTGCGATCACCGCATCTGCAGTGCCAAATCCATCTTTCACCCAATCTGAGAAGTTGACTTTCTGTTCTACACACACTTTCGGATCACAGCAAGCTTTCTTCGCTGATTCAAGCTGTTCTAAGACAAAAGAGACATATCCATCTGCAGCATCATCCATCTCTTTATTAAAGAAATCGAGATTCTCTGTTGGATCTTTTGCAGGGAAACCGAGAGCCCTCTTCAGTTTGAATTCAGCCAGTGCGTGGGCACAGGTTCCTTCGAGTGCATAAGTACTTCCTTTATCTTCAAAGCGTTCTCCAAATCTCACTGAAGGAGGGCAGTGGATCCAGCGCTCCGAGGAGGACGCTGACAGGATTGCATGATTTCTAGGGCTCATGACAGTGCCTCCACGTCTTTCAGAAGTGCTTCATAGTCCTTCGGATCAATCTTTGAAAGCCGGTCTGTCCCGTACTTACGAAGGAGGTCACGAATCTGATCGGTAAACCCTTCGCGGGATTTGTCGGCAAGAACTGGACGGATATCCTCAAGCGCCAGGGTTTTCTTGGGCGTGAGTTCCTGCACAGGAACAGTGGAGCTCTCACTGATGTTTTCCGAAGCCTGTTTACAAAGCCAGTCTGCTGCGTTGTTAATAACAGCGGCGGCATTCCGAAGTTCTTTGATGGTCTTTTCCATTTTTGACATAATTTTCATCTCCTTTCTCGGATTGGCATGTGGCAAGGATTGTAAGATTCCTTGCGAGTCTAGCGGATACACGGCTAATGGCATTTAAGAGTCTGATTTCTTCGCTAGCCGTATTCATCCGTGTGCCTCCGCTGTCTGCGTAGTTTCGATACATATGAATCACCTTCCTTTCATTTGGCTTTTCGCCTTACACCTTCTACTGGAGAATGGAGGTCGTTTTGAGCGGAGAAAAAACATAAAATCTGCTGCAATCTCGAGGTGAGATAGCAGCAGACGGAAAGTTCAAAATTATTTGTTGCGGTATTCCTTGAATTCGTCGCGGAATTTTTTCATTTCATCAGCGAATGTTCTTTGCTTGCGGCCGAGGATATTTGCGACTTTGCGGTCGGAAATGTCCGCTGGATTATCTTTCCAGATTTGAATGATCTGGTCCGCGTCCGGATCGATCTCATGTAGACGCTTGATGAGCCGTTCCAGCAGATCACGATCGGCCGTGATTTCTTCCGGCGTTGGTACATCGCTGGGAATGTAGTCCTCGAGGGTACCTTCGCCGTCGGGGAGTAGATCATCAAGTGAGATGGTGTTCTGATTATGAAATTCACAATCGAAGCACATGCCATCGCAGAGCCACCATTTGCTGCGCGGGCAGAAGCATTCTCCGCGATACTGCATGCGTTTCCTCAGTGCCGTGCGCCAGCGGTCGTACTCGCGATACTGGTCCTCCGGGATTTCGTACCACTGCTTGGTGGTCTTGTCGTAGATGCGTTTACTCTGATTGTCATTGGTTTTCATGTGCGAATACCTCCTGTTCGCTGGTCCCGAACCGGAGGTAAATCGCAAAAAGAGCATGACTGACCTGTCCGGAACGGGAAAACTTCTCGTTACGAATGGGCCAGCCATGCTCGTAGGCTGGGTTTGTTTAGCTTTCTTCTCACCTCTGCTCGAGCCACCTCTGCATGCCTGGGTGAACAGGTGTGAGAAAGAGGCTTTTACCGTCATCCTCAGGACAAAAACAAAAAAACCGGCAGGCAGTTATCTCTAAGCAAAAGGGAAAACTTCCTATTGCTTTTGATATCTGTCTGCCGGATTCTTCACGGTGCTCTGCGCTGTTGCGCTGCCGAGTTCAATACTTCGTGCAAACTTGTGATGCAGCCAGGCTCTTCGCGGTTCTCTGCCGGGTTCAGCTCAGATGCTGCAACAATCCCAATATTATTTTTTCAGATGGGCGGGTGATTTGGTGGAATGCCTAAGAATCTCAACCGTTACTTTTCCATCCATGATTTCATAGTTAAGTAGGGCCCCGCATTTTGGGCAGGACGTTTCAGTGTTTGTCCCATCGCCGGAACGCCCCAGCTTATACCCGCATTCGGGGCAGGTGGTAAAGAGCTTCATTGTGATCAATCCCCCAATCTGTTCAATTTATGTTTTTTAACACATTTACGGCTATGCCCTGGATAATGCAGTGCTCAACATAGATGTCATTCATCTCCTTATTTTCTGGATGAAGGCGGATGAGCTTTTTCTCAGGCTCCGGATAAAAACGTTTTAAGGTTGCATCTTCATCGATCAGAGCAACAACAATCTGTCCAGGCTCTGCTGCGTTTTGCTTTTTGATGAGAACTAGATCGCCGTTATTGATTCCAGCATCGATCATAGAATTGCCTTTTGCGTGAAGCAGAAAGAAATCGCCTTTGCCGAAAAGGGAAACCGGTAAGGGGATATATTTTTCGATATTGCCTTCAGCGTACTTCGGGATGCCGCAGGCAATGCTTCCAAGAAGCGGGACTAACACAGTGGACTCTTTTTCTTCTTTCATTTTCGGTGTTATGATTCCCCGATGTCCTTTATATTCGATCTTGCCTTCTTTGCGAAGGTCCTGCAGGTAGCGGGAGACCGTAGCGGTAGAAACACCTGTTCCTGATGCGATGATCCGGTTTGTTGGAGAAACTCCATGCTCTTCCCGGTAGTCATCAATAAAGGAAAGTAAGGTTTTATAATACTCCTGGCTCTTTAACTTCAACTCTTGTCCTCCTTTCTTAGCGTAAGAATAAGTACCTTGCATCTACTATTATACGAACAAGCGTTCAGTCGTCAATATGGTAATTTTGCTATTCGGAAAACTGTCACTTTTTCCTTACACTTGAGAAGATGTTGGGTAGATGGGCAGAAAAGGGTAGAAGCAAGTGCCTGAAAATCGCATCTTTATATAGTCCGCAAAATATAGACGCATTGTCGTGAAATTGCGACAGTTTATGTTTGCGGCCTCAGCTTTATGCTGATATACTATTATTTATTGAATATGCGTAAGAAATTGGAGGAGCCCAGATGCCAAACGGGAACAGACAGAAAATCAAGCTGCTGAAGCTCATGGAAATGCTTTACCAGCAGACCGATGAAGAGCATCCGCTTTCGACCAGCCAGTTAATGAAAAGACTAAATGATCTTGGAATTAGCTGTGACCGCCGGACCCTTGGAAACGACATCGCCACCCTGAACGAGTACGGCTACGAGGTCTTAAGCTGCTACGTGGGCCATGAGAAAGGCTATTACGTGGTCGACCGGACCTTTACCGTCCCGGAGCTGAAGATCCTGATCGATGCGGTCCAGGCAGCAGGCTTTATCACAGAGAAGAAGACAAAAGAATTCGTGGACAAGATCGCAGGCCTTGGAGGAAGCCACCGGGCTGAGATCCTGAAAGGCAACATGGTCTGCTTCAACACAACCAAACACACGAACGAGGAGATCTACTACAACATCTCCGAGCTCGAGAACGCGCTGCTTCATAAGAAGAAAGCCTCGTTCTATTACTTTGACCGGGACGAAAAGGGGCAGAAGGTCTACCGGCAAAACAAGGAGCGCTACATCGAAAATCCGATGGCTCTGATCTACAACAATGACAGGTATTACCTGATGTGCTATTCCTTCAAGCATAACGGGATCTGCAATTACCGGATTGACCGCATGGAGCACGTCAACACAGAAAATGAAGACGTCGCTCCGGAAGCCATCATGGAGTCAGGTGACATCAGAGAATACACCGAGCAGGTCTTTAAGATGTACGGCGGCAAGGCCGAAGACCTCGTCCTGGAGTTTGATGACAAGCTGATCGGCGTGGTGCAGGATAAGTTCGGCGAAGGCACAAAGATGATCCGGACAGCCCCGGGCAAATGCACAGCTTCGATCAAAGTCCAGATCTCACCGACCTTCTGGGGTTGGCTCTTTCAGTTCGTCGGCCAGATGAAGATCCTGTCGCCGGAAACTTTGATGGAAGAGTACCGGCAGCGGGCGAAGATGGTATAATAAGGTTGACACGATGCGCAAATACGTTAGTGACTAAAACTTCCCACACCAATTATTGAATTTTCAAGGTTCAACACACCTTTACGGTGTGGGAAGTTTTAGTCAAGATGAGACCGTCCGTCTGCGCAGCAGGATCAATTTCCTGAAGACGCAGAATGAAGGATACGATGAATCCCGATAGCTTGCCAATGAGACTAAAGACGCCAAGATCCGCATGGAGGACGCCAGAATGAGCCAGCTGGATACTGTTCAGACCATAATCAATCAGGAAATGGTTCGGATGAACGACTTTATATACGACGGGAAACAGTATGCTCCTGAGATCAAATTTTCAGATGCAAAGAATGGAAATCCGAAGTACACCTTCGGCTGTGATTGGAATTCTGGCACAGGAGAAAATTATAAGAATCTCATCATTTTTGACCTGAGCGTATTCAAGACCACTGCGCTTCCGTTTATCGTTCATGACTCCCTGATCTTCAAGAACATAGTTGACCTGCCCCATTGACAAGATCATGCAGCTCTATGTAAACAGCGGGAAGCAGGTCTTCATATCGTTCGATAAGCATAAGGCGTTTCCGGAATATACAGCAAAGACAGTCTACGATACCCGCGTGATTGAGCTTCATAGCGACGGCGGAGAGCTGTTCGGATGGCCATGGGCGAAGAAGACAGAAAACGAGTCGGGCGAAGTGCCGTCAGAGGATGAAGAGAAATAAACTGATGGAGTTGCGTATGCGTATCAGTTACAGACCCTTATGGGTAATACTTGCAGAACGGGAAATGTCAAAGAAGGATCTGCGGGAATTAAGCGGAATCAGCACAGCTTCCCTTGCGAAGCTCGGCAAAGGCGAAAACCTGATGACCGATGTGTTTTTGAAGATCTGCGAAGCATTAAACTGCAATATAAATGAAATTGTAGAAACGGTTCCGGATGATGATGAAAAGGGAGCCGCCAATAAACCGGAGGAAAAGAAGAATGCCACAAAGTACAAACAAGGCACTCAAAGAAGCGAGTCCTTACAAAGGCTCAGGGCAGTTAACAAGAGAGCGATTTTTGTTTCACGAAATGAGAACTACTGCCAGACTTATTGATGACGGCTTAGATAGAGATGCTGTAGTGGAAAAAATCATTTCAGAGAACTTGTTTCAGTATCCGACGGAAAAGTCTCTTCGCGATATTGCTCGTGGATGCCTGCGCAGATTAGATGCAATGGAAGACGATGTATTAATTTCGGCGATTGCATCACAGCCGAGTGATACAGCAAAACAGATTTGCCTCTATGCCATGATGCGGCGGTACAGGCTGGTGTGGGATTTTATGATTACTGTCATTGGAGAAAAGTATCAGAAGCTCGACAGCTCGTTTGGTAGAGTAGATTTGAATACGTTTTTCACGCGGCTGCAAGAGCAGGATCTTTTAGTTGCCACGTGGAGTGACTCCACCATCGCCAAGGTTCGGCAGGTTCTGACGAATACGCTGGTGGAAAATGAATATCTGGACAGCATAAAGACGGACCACCTGAATCCGGTGCTGATCAGTCCGGTACTTGAAAACGCAATCAGAAACGATGGTATGACACAGGTGCTGCCTGCATTTAACTGCATATCTTAGGAGGAACGATGAAGGATAATATCGATGAACGTCTGGACAGAGTGCGGGATCTATTGAGGGATCCGGATTTTCTGGAAGGTAATGGCTTGTCCAATGAAGTAAACATCAGGATGTTCTGCTATGAAGCGAAGAATGAGATGCGCGTTCGTCACTTCGTGCAGCAGATTTTGACAGACCAGACACTGCCGTGCCGTCTGAAGGAAAATAACCTGTATGAAATATTCCTGCAGTGCTGTGAGGATAAGAGGATTCTTTCCCGCATGGCGGATCAGGAGAAAAAGCGCGGGAAAGATCAGCTTCAAAAGATGATCGAGAAATCTATCAATGTGCAGGCCTATGTAGACAAGATCTGCAGCACGCCGCCGGAAAAGGGAGATGTCCTGCTTCTGACAGGCGTGGGAGATGTGTTCCCGTTCATGCGTATTCATATGCTTCTGGAAGCCCTGCAGCCGAGAGTCGGCGGTGTTCCGATTCTCGTGATGTATCCAGGCACATTCGATGGAAGGCATGTGAAGCTGTTTGACCGATTAAAACCGAACCCTTATTACAGGGCGTTCAATGTGATATAGGAGGAGCCGCCAAATGAGAATTCAGGATATGTTTGTCGATGACATCAACCGAAAAATAAATGGTGTCATCAAGGTAGACCAGGAAGACACGACAACCGAGCAGGAATTAAACGAGTATGTCATTACGCGTGAATTGAAGCGGCACTTTATCACCTTCTTCAATTATTACGATGACGCTTTTGATACGCCGACGGCGGATATAGGCGTTTGGATTTCCGGCTTTTTTGGAAGTGGTAAATCTCACTTTCTGAAAATGCTTTCCTATATTCTGGAAAACCGAACCATTAATGGCATTCCTACGGTTGAGCGATTCCGCAAGAAGTTTGCGGATGATCCGGCCACCTTTATGCTGATTGACAAGGCGACTAAAGCACCGACGGAGACAATCCTTTTCAATATCGATATTGAAGGCTTCAGCAACAAGGACAATACGGCTGTGCTAAAGGTCTTCGCGAAAATGTTCTATAACCATCTTGGCTTCCTTGGAGAAGATCTGAAAGTGGCCAAGCTGGAGCAGTTCGTCGCAAAACAGGGAAAGACAGAAGAATTCCGCCGTGTGTTTGAAGAAAAGAACGGTGCTCCGTGGGTGGAGACAAGAGAATCCTTCGGTTTCTTCGAGGATGATGTGGTTGAAACGCTCGAGGAAGTGCTCGGCATGAGCGAGACCGCTGCCCGCAACTGGTTCAACGGAACGGAGACAGCGGAGATCAGCATTGCACAGCTCGTATCTGAGATTAAAGACTATGTGAACAGCAAACCGAAGAATTTTCGGCTCCTGTTCATGGTCGATGAAGTCGGTCAGTATGTAGGCACGGATACAAACCTGCTTCTGAATTTGCAGTCACTCGTAGAGAAGGTCGGCAGCGAGTGTGGCGGGAAGGTATGGATCGTCTGCACCGGACAGGAAGCCATCGATGAAATCATCAAGGTCCGTATGGATGAATTCTCCCGTATTCAGGCAAGATTCAAGACAAGGCTTTCCCTGTCCTCCTCTGCCGTGGATGAAGTCATCCAGAAGCGGCTCCTGACAAAGAAGCCGGAAGCGAAGACCGTCCTCCGGGATCTCTATGACCGCAATGATTATGTGCTGAAGAACCTCTTCAGCTTCACGGATTCTGTTCTGGACATCAAGGGCTACAGCGGTGCGGAGGAATTCGTTGTGAATTATCCGTTTGTGCCATATCAGTTCATTCTGATCCAGAAGATTTTCTCCGAAATCCGGAAGCACGGCGCAGCCGGAAAACACTACTCCGGTGCAGAGCGATCCATGCTTGACGGATTCCAGATTGTGGCGAAATCCATCGAGGATAAGGACGAACACGCCATCGCTCCTCTTTATCCGTTCTATGACAGCGTGCATTCCTTCCTCGATGGTTCGATCCGCCGTGTGATTGAGCGCTGCCAGAAGGCCGCGGACAATCATGATGGAATTGAGAATTATGACGTCAAGGTCCTCAAGCTTCTTTATCTGATTAGGTATATCGATGATGTGAAGACGAACCTGGATAACATCGTCATTCTGATGGCGGATGACATCCGGACAGATAAGATCGAGCTCAAGCAGACCGTACAGAAGTCGCTGGACCGCCTGAAGAGCCAGAACTATATCGACCGCCGCGGTGATACCTATATCTTCCTGACAGATGAAGAGCAGGATATTGCAAGAGACATCGCGAATACAACTGTCGATACCGCCAAGATCGTTGAACGTATCGGGAATATGATTTTCGGTGATATCTACACGCAGAAGAAATACCGCTATGGCAAGTATGATTTCCCGTTTGACGAGATGGTGGATTCCACTTCCATCGGAGCCGTGACCGGCGGCATGACGCTCCGCTTCCTGACAGTGGCAGCGGATGCAACGGATAAGCAGGAACTGCGTCTGATGACGGAGTCTAAGGGAGCCGCCATTGTTGTGCTCGCGGATACGCCATACTACGAATCTCTGGAAAACGCCATGAAAATACGCAAGTATGTGAAGCAGCGCAACGTGAATCAGCTGGCGAAATCTGTACAGGACATTATCCGCGATCAGCAGGATGAAGCCGGAAAATACGAGACAAGCGCCAAGGAAGAGCTGGAGAAGGCCATCGTCGGCGCGGAGTTCTATGTGGATGGTGAGCATATCGAAATCAATAGCGGGACGCCTGTTTCCAAGATAGATCAGGCACTCGAATATCTTGTGGCTCATGTCTACAGCGAGCTCGACCTCATCACGGAGAATGCGGAGACTGACGCGGATGTGATTGAAATCCTGCGCGGTACGAATCCGCAGATGGAGGGCACAGAGGATAACCGGGACGCCGCTGCAAAGGTCGAGGAATATCTCGAAATGCAGTCCAGGAAGAAACTTCCGACCTCGATGGATGACATTCAGACACGTTACCAGAAGATTCCGTATGGCTGGAAGGAAATTGATATCGCCGCAGTCGTGGCTCTCCTGATCTATCAGCAGAAGGTCACAATCAAATACGGCGGGGCACAGATTCGTCCGGATAATCCGAAGCTTCCGGATATGCTCCGCAAGAAAACGGAACGTGGTAAAGCAATGATCTCCATGAAGCAGTCTGCCTCTGCTCAGAAGATGAAGGCCGCAAAGGAAATCATGCGAGAGTACTTCGACATCATGGATGTGCCGGATGACCAGGATGCTCTTGTGAAGCTGATTCTGGAAAAGTTTACAGAACAGAAGACTCTTTATGAGGAACTGAACCAGAAATATGAAGGTCATAAATATCCGGATCACGACAAGGTAAGAGCAGCTATTAAGCTGATGGATGATGTTCTTTCCCAGCAGAAGGATGACATCGCTCTGATTGACCGGCTTGTGGCTGATGAGACGGATCTATTTGATAGCAAGGAAGACATGCAGCCGGTGGAGGCATTCTTCAAGAATCAGGTCACGGTATTTGATGCAGCTGTGAAGATGGAAGCTGAGCTGCGAAATGACCTGCCGTATATCCAGAAGGATGAAGAGACCAATACTGCGCTGAATCAGATCCGGAAGATCACAATGGTGAACGGCAGCAATCCGGCTGTTTATAAGCAGATCCCGGAGCTCAATGCACTGATGGATAAGGTTCGCGCCGGGCATAACAAGCTGCTCGAAGCAAAGCGGGCAGAACTTCTTGAAATCGTGCGCCAGTGCCTTGCTGAGATTCATCAGGCCGGAGGCGAAGGCGGTAAGTTCAAAAATGCCATAGAGAAAGCTGATAACTACTTCACACAGATGAAGAACCAGATTGCCACGACAAAGACGATTGTCCTGCTCGACGGCATGACCACGCAGATGTGGAACTACAAGGACGACACGGTTGCTGCAATCGAAGCAGGCAAGAGACCGCCGAAACCAGTAGAGTCGGACGACGATGGTGATAAACATCCGAAGAAGTATATCAAGAATTACTACCGGCAGGCAATCTTTAAGCAGGCGACGCTGAAAAGTCAGGATGATGTGGATGCTTACGTGGAGAGAATGCGCTCCTATCTGTCCGCGCTTCTGAAGGACTGCGACGGAATCAAACTGAACTAAAGAGAGGACTCTTTCATGGATAAGAATGCAATAAAGAAATACGCTGTCTGGGCAAGACACGCACTCATCGAGCGCGTGTCGCAGAAGGCGGATCAATATGAAATTGGAATGGATGCTGACCCGAATGCAGACTCTGCGCATGGCGTCCTTCTGACAGCGGATGAGAAAAAGCAGCGTGCAGCGTTAATCGCACAGGTAAAAGAAAAAGGGCAGGATCAGGTGATGGAGGAAGTCGCCTACACTTGGTTTAATCGCTTCTCTGCTCTGCGGTTTATGGAGGTCAATAATTACCTTCCGTCACGGATTCGTGTGTTCACAGATGAGAACGGGAAGTTCAAGCCGGAGATTCTGGCCGAGGCGATTCATCTGGATCTGGACGGTCTCGACATGGAGAAGGTCTATGCCCTGAAAGATGCCAATGACGACGACGCGCTGTTCAAGTATCTCATCATCACGCAGTGCAATGCGCTCTCAGGCGTTCTGCCGGGCATGTTCCAGAAGATTGCGGATTATACCGAGCTTCTGTTCCCGGATAACCTGCTCAGAGAGGGCAGCGTTATTGAACGCATGATCTCTGACATTCCTGAAAAAGACTGGAATGTAGAGAAAGGCGGACAGATCGAGATCATCGGCTGGCTTTACCAGTATTACATTTCTGAAAAGCACGATAAGGTTGTTGATCCACTCCATGGGAAGGTCGTGGCGAAAAATGAGATCTCTGCGGCTACGCAGCTGTTCACAACAGACTGGGTTGTTCGTTACATCATTGATAACTCTGTCGGAAGATACTGGATTGAGCGGAATCCGAACAGCAATCTGAAAAACGAGCTGGAATATTTTGTCGTGCCGAAAGACGGCGTTATTCCGACTGTCAATGAAAAGATAACTCCGGAGCAGCTTACCGTATTCGAAAACAAGACGCAAAATTTGATACAATTCAACGATTGCCCGCTCAGGGGTGTCGCTTGAGGTTTAGGGGTGTCGGTTTTGAGGCAGGAGCAAGGAAAAACGCCACACAGTATTGGAGGATGGCATGGCCAAGGACACTTATGTAAGAGACAAAAAGAAAATGAACTTCCAGAGCGTTGAGTCGATGCAGGGAGTTGTGAATGTCGTCAATGAAGCTGCGGCAGCATTAAATGACAAAAACCGCACAATCAGGGAAAGCGCAATTCCTGAGGTGTTGGCAGGAGCTTTAGGGGCGGGCATTGGAGGTGTAGGATCATTTGCTGCACTGTACGGACTTGGCGTGGTCGGATTATCTGCAGCTGGAATTACATCTGGCCTTGCTGCTGCCGGAGCGATTGTTGGTGGGGGAATGGTTGCTGGCGTTTTTGTCCTCGCTGCTCCGGTTGCAGGACTTGCTGCTGTCGGTGTTGGAGTTGCTTCCGCGCTTAAGAATAAGCAGCTGAGACAGGAAAAGGAGCGTCTGTACAAAGAGGCTCTCGCAAAACATGAAGCAATCATCAGGGAAATGAAAAAAGAAGCACATGCCGACAAAGAGAGGATGGATTACCTTCAAAGCCTGAATATTCTACTTCAACAGGCGATCAAAGACTTACAGCAAGATCTGGGAATTGTTGCATGAGTAAATACGATTATTCAGAGGTTGAGTGGCAGATTAACAATGTGCTTGCTCACCAGGCCAAAGAACTTAAAGAAATCGGTAAACTTGATACATCTAACTTGGATTCAAGGATATCTGAGAGCGAGGAGCTATTAAAAAGTCTTGGGTATGGCGATCAGCTTACTGCTCTAAAAACTTCCGGACTACAGGTGCCCGCCGAACAGCCGCATAAGGTTATGGTAGTTCCATCTTGGGAGAATCTGTGTAAAGAAGCCGAGGCGCATGTCGGCACAGGACATGATCTGGAGGAACTATTCACGCCAGAGGAGCTTTTGAGTAATGAGTGGGCAGTTCAGCAGCTGAATTACGAATACAATCAGCTGCATCATCTGGATAAATACGACATTGCCATATGTGTGGCAGCTGGTCTGCTCGGTGCTGCTGTAGACATACTTCTCGTTGGAATACCGCAGAAAACACCGGAAGGTCTCAAGGGCGGTACTCTTGCCAACTTTATCCGCGATCAATTTGATAAGAAGTTCCCGGAAGAAGAAATGGAGAAGCTTGCCAATTCCAAGGTCAGCAAAGTTCCTTATGATGCCCAGGATAACCGGAATACGAAGATATACGTCGATGGATTATCGGCTTACTATCACAGGCTGATGTCCTTGGGGCATGATCCTCTGATGGGATTAATCTTTGGAGTGTCGGATATTCTTACCGGGAGAATGACCACGATTGATAGGACGGGTAAGATCGTCTCGCAGGTCATTGAGAACTACGCTGATCGCAAGGAAAGCGACATATTCGCTGCTATTGCAAAGCAGATTATTCATTACAAGTCTGACATAACCACATCAATGGGATTACCGGCACCAATGATGGCATTGTTCAATTTGATGCAGTTCGGATCAATTGGCGAGGAGGAGCAGACCATCGCAGAGATTGTGCAGGGAATGTACTATGAAGGATATGACTTCATTCATTTCTGTACGCTCTCAATTCCAGTGATGATTGTCGAGGTCGTGACGCGGATTGGGTACTCGATTAAACGGATCAAGGAGGGACATAGCGTAAAAGAATCTATTCCGTTTTCTACAAATAGAGACAAGAATCCAAAACTGGCGACGATGTTGTTTATTGGGCATTCAGCCGCTACCGCTGTAAATGCAGGAAAAGTTTTCTTCACCAAGAATCCTATGGCCATCAATTATCCTCAGTGGATCGCCTTTGCAAAATACTCGTATCAGCAATTAAAATGGGTGCTTTTGGAGAAACCAAATGCACGCGACGCTTATGTGCGTGGGATTATCGATGAAGAGCTTAATGAAGTCTTTAAATCTGCGGATGAAACATTTGATGATGTATCTGCTGGCTATATAGTCGTCTTTGAGTAGGTGAAAAATGAGTTCAGATATTAGAGCAATTGAGACAGAGTACAACGGTTACCGTTTCAGAAGTCGCCTTGAGGCAAGATATAATGGTCCCCTTTGTCAAGACAAATTTTGGAACAATTATCATGTGCCATTATTTACCATATATGTATCATATTTTCTTTTATGCAGCGGTCTCAAAACTCTCTCCAAAAACCTCTGCGGGTGTTTTGTATCCCAATGCTTCATGTGGTCTCTGATTATTGTATTGATCAATGTATGTTTTGATCGCCTGACGGAGTTCCTTCGGGGTCTCATACTCTTCTGTGTACAATTTCTCCGTTTTAAGGCTACGAAACCATCTTTCAATCTTGATGTTATCTGCCCAGCGACTCTTTCCATCCATACTCTGTCGAATTTTCATTGACTTCAGAAGCCCCTTATATTCTCTACTGGTGAACTGTGTTCCTTGATCGGAATTGATGATTGCTGGTGTCCCATATCTCTCTGTTGCCTCCCTGACTGCATCTATGACTGGATACGTATCCAGTACGTCCGATAACTTCCATCCGACGATCATTCGGCTGTGCCAGTCTATGATCGCTGTCAGATACATATGTGTCCTATGTAGTTTGATATACGTGATATCGATCGACCATGCCTGATTCACAGCAAAAATATTTGCATTCCGGAGCAGATACGGAACGATCTGATCCCTTCGTGTGCACTTCGAAAGATTCGGTGTCGGATAGATTGTGATGATCCCCATCTCCCGCATCAGGCTTCTGACCAACTTTCTGCCGATCTGATACCCATTCTTCTTCAGCGTTTCAAGGATCTTCCGCTGACCGGCATACGGCATATCCGTGTGTATTTTGTCAATCTCTCCCATCAGTTCCTCACGATACTGTATTTCGCTCTCTGATGGTTTCTTGGGCTCATAGTAGACTGTTGACCTACTCACGCCCAACAGTTCGCATTGTCGGCTGACTGATAAGTCAGAATTTCTCTTTATCAACATCCGGGACGGGATATCCAGTTTCGCGAAAGCAATCCTGGAGGAAATCACGTTCCAAGGTGAGCTGACCAATGGTTTTCAGCATTCTCTCGCGATCCCGTTCCAGGTCCTCCTCCTTTCTGCGGATTTCCTTCTCCGACTGACGTTCATTGAAGACTCGTCCCGCATTCTCTATGAACTCTTTCTTCCAACTCCGAACCATATTCGGGTTCAGGTTATGACTGGCTGCAACCTCATTCAGTGTTTTCTCACCTTCTAGGATCTCAATGACCAGCTTTGCTTTAAAATCGGGGCTGTAATTCGTCCTTCGTGCCATGACAGATGCTCCTTTCTTCTACTGCTATTCTACCATGTTCACGATAATTTTCCGAATACCTGTCCAACCCTATGGGACCATTGTAAGATGGGCGATTTTCTTCCGGGCTATCAATCTTGATTATGAGTATGAGCTGGAAGGATTTCAAATGGATGACATACGATATTTACCAGACTTTTATATACCGAGTATAGATCGGTGGCTTGAAATTAAAGGTCAGCCACTATCAATCCCAGAGATTAAGAAATGTGAAGAGTTTTGCTACAGAAAAGGGAAAGACGACATAAAGTTCTCTATTTTAATCGGAGCACCACAACCTGTGATGTATCAAGACGAAGGCACTGGTCAACATTTATTGGGAGTCATGGAATATACATGGGAATGGACGACTTCAAAGCTATATCCTGAAAACACACGAATTTTAGCACAGGGAATCGTTCGAGAAGAATACTATTCAAGGTTTATTCCTGCAATCTGGAAAGTTCAGAATGTTACAGATGAGCAGCTTATGGATGCCGCGAAAAAGGCAAGAGAAGCACGTTTCGAGTTTGGAGAAAAACCAGAATAAAAAGAGAGCCTGACCGCCGGATTATTACTGGCAGTCAAGCTTTCTTTATGCCTTGATTTCCTGCCCATTGCGGAAGGTGAAGCGGATGTCATCCTTGGAGTAGACGGTGAGATGATCGACCAGTCCGTTGAAGGCGTCGAGGGAGAATTCAGTCAGGCTGTCGGGCGTGTTTTGGAAGGCTTTGAGGAAGTCCTCGTATCCGGCTTTCCGGGACTGGGTTTCTTCGATCTTTGTGGTGAGCTCGTCGATGCGGGTCTTGAGTTTGTCGTACCGGTTGGCGAGGTCATCGTAGCGCTTCTGGTAGGCGCTCTGGTCGAGAGCTGTCCGGGCGTTCTCAGCTATATTCTGCTGGACGGCGTCTGCAACGACCTGAGCCTCGTCCATGAGCCTGTCGCGTTCGGATTCCAGCTCGTCGGTTTTGAAGAGGAGCGGCAGCATCTCCTTGCCGTTGGCGATGACCTCGGCTTTTGTTTCGAGGAGCTTGTTCACCGCCGACAGGAATGCGGTCTTTACTTCGCTGTCGTCTATGGCTGGTGTGGTGCATTTCTTCCCGACATCGTATTTGTGGTTGCAGCGCCAGATGGTTCTTCGGTATTTGTCGGTGGAGTGCCAGACCTTGGAGCCGTAAAATGAACCGCATTGTCCGCATTTTATTTTGCTGGAGAATGGATGGATGCCGCTGTGGTACTTTCCGCCTTTGCCGCGTCTTTCCATCTCGCGCTGCACCAGGTCGAACTTCTCCGGCGGAATGATGGCTTCGTGATCGCCTTCCACATAATACTGGGGGATCTCGCCCTCGTTTACCTTGGATTTCTTCGTCAGATAATCAATGGTGTAGGATTTTTGCAAGAGGGCGTCACCCTTGTATTTTTCGTTTGAGAGAATGGACCTGATCGTGCTGATACACCATTTGTCCTTGCCGCCGGGCGTCTTGATGCCATCAGCGGTGAGTTCTTTTGCGATTCCATTGTAGGTTTTTCCCCGCAGATAGAGGTCATAGATGCGTTTTACTGTTTCTGCTTCCTCTTTGTTTACAATGAGCTCTCCGTTTGGTCCGCGGTCGTATCCCAAGAAGCGTTTGAACGGCACGGTAACTTTTCCGTCGGCGAACCGTTTTCTTTGACCCCAGGTGCAGTTTTCGGAGATGGATCGGGATTCTTCCTGGGCGAGGCTGCTCATGATCGTAATTAAAAGTTCACCTTTGCCGTCGAACGTCCAGATATTTTCCTTTTCAAAGTAGCACTCTACACCATGCTCCTTCAGTTTGCGGATAGTGGTAAGCGAATCGACTGTGTTTCTGGCGAAGCGGCTCACGCTTTTTGTTACAATGAGGTCGATTTTTCCGGCGAGCGCGTCATCGATCATCGTTCGGAATCCGACGCGTTTCTTCATGCCGGTACCGGAGATTCCTTCATCCGTGTAGACTTTGACGAATTCCCAGTCATCCCGTGCCTTGATGTAGTTTGTGTAGTAGTCGATCTGGGCCTCGTAGCTTGTAAACTGATCATCATGATCCGTTGAGACTCTTGCGTATCCCGCGACCTTTCGCTTTTTCTTCTCTGCGATTGGAGAGGAGGAGAAGCGGGTGAGTGTCGCGGGGATAGTGGTTACTTTCTTTTGCTGCTCCAAAATTTCTCACTCCTTATCTTCTTCATTTGCTTTGACATTTTTTCCTTTTCTTCATTGGTCCAACGTTTTTTCATGAGCTGCCTCATATAGGATTTATATTCTTCTGTGTGAGGAGTGCCGCGTTTCTTCTTCTGGTAGGTCCTGGTTTCCGTATGCCCATCCCGGAAATGAAAGGTAACCGTTTCATGATCGACTAAAGCATAGTCCATGGCTTTGTCCATTGCAGATTCGTCAAAGGCATCAAGCTGCAAGAGGCTACATACCATTTCCCGGATAACCGAATCTTTGATGTTCAGGTTATGACACTTGGATGCGGGAGAAGGGCAGTGCCAGTAGGAACCATCCGTACCGTCTTTATAAATTCTTCCTTGATGACGGTAGTTCTTTCCGCAGCACGCACATTTGAGAAAACCGGTGAAAGGTTTATAGCTTGGGAGTCTTGGCTGAGTATCCTTTTGAAGGCGCTTCCTGCTGAATTCTTTCTTTCTCTCCTGAGTCCAGGAATCCTTTACATAATTTCTCTCCCAATGTTGGGTAAGTATTTTTCCGTCTGTGAATTCAAAAATCATCGTGCCAGGTTCAAGGATGGTGATTTGTTTCACTCTTTCGGTAAAAACCTGTTCATCGAATTCTGAAAGCCCCAGTACCTTTGCGCATTCTTCTTTCAGAACCCGCTCTCGGATCATTCCAGACTTGCATAGGCTTTTTCCTTTCTTTTTATGAGAAGTACACATCCAATAAATTTCCTGATCGCCAAACTGGCTGGTTTTGGATCTAGTCTTCCTCTTTGATCGGACGAAACTGTGTCCACAGTTTCCACATTTTACTTTTGTTGAAAAGCAGTTTAAGTTGAGTGATTTGTTCGCGAAGCAGCCGAGCTTCCTGCGTCTTTCCATTTCCTGTTGGACAGCATCAAAAACTTCTTTGTCAATAATTGCCGGATGTGTATCCTCTACAAAGTACTGGGGAAGCTCCCCATGATTTGTTTTAACCTTTTTTGTGATCGGATCGGCAATAAATTTTTTCTGGAAAAGTCGGTTCCCTGTGTACGTGATGTTTTGTAGAATTCCCTGGATGCTGGCATCAGCCCACTGGCAGCCTGCTCTTGTGGTAATACCTTCTTCTGCAAGCTCGCGCTGAGTTTCAAGGCGGGATTTTCCATCGAGGAAATTTTGAAAGATACGTTTGACTACAGTAGCTTCTTCTGGAACAATGATCATTTCATCACCTTCCCAGCGGTAGCCATAAACCGGTGTATGTCCGATAGCACAAGGAAGTCCTGCCTGCATTCTTTTTCGGATGCCCCATTTCACGTTGTTTGAGATGCTTATTGATTCCTCTTGCGCAAATGATGCGAGAAGTGTCAGCATGACCTCGCCGTCACCGGAAAGGGAATGGATGTGTTCTTTTTCAAATTGAACCTCGATACCTAGTTCTTTGAGGTGCCGGACGGTTTCAAGAAGATCAACGGTATTCCTTGCGAATCTTGAAATGCTCTTTGTCAGAATGATGTCGATTTTCCCATCTTCACAGTCAGATAACATTTTCTGAAATTCAGGGCGCCTTGCTGTACTTGTTCCGCTGATTCCCTCGTCCGCGTAAACACCGGCATATTCCCATTCCGGATTTTTCTGTATAAGGTTTGAGTAGTAGCTTACCTGCGCGGAAAGGGAGTGGTGGAGCCGCTCGGTTTCCATAGACACACGGGCGTATGCCGCTACCTTTTTCCGCGCAGGAAGAGCCTCAATTTTCGGCTCTATTTTTGTGATTTTCGGCATGGTATCACTCCTTTCGTCTAGTCTATCTATCACTCTGCTTGAGGCATATAGCAAGTCTTATCCTGAGAATAGTGTGCCAAACAGGGGCCTGTATTTTTCCTGCATTTTGCTGCTTATAACAGTAAATTCCTGGCTTGTGATAAGGCCTTGTTTCAGCATCATCCGGAACATCTGCATGCTTGCCTGGTAGAGCTTTTCCCGTTGAAACTGCTCCTTATTCATGGCGGATTCCTCCTTTGAAACGGTCTGCGATATAGCAGGCATGGCAGCAGTACTTGCGGTGCCGGTTTCCGTAAGCGGTGAAGTGTTTTCCGCAAGCAGCGCAGGTGAATGCATAGAAGGCTTTCCGGTTTATCCTTTCTGGATGGGAGTTCCACCATTTCCTGCGGCAGACATCCGAGCAGAACTTTTTCTTGCGCTTTCCTTTGGCTTGGGTTATCCTTTGCCCGCAAACCGGGCAGAAAGATGGGGCAGGGCCTGGTGTTTCTTCATTATCGTTAAGGTCGGCGTTGGTCAGATGATTTCTTCTGCACCAGGAGGTTACACTGCTTTTGGAAAGGCCAAGGGCCTGCGCAATACGCCCGTATCCGTAGCCTTCATGTCGGAGAGATGTGATCTGAGTTTTCTGTATGTCATTCATGGACATTACCTCCTTCACATCTTCCGTCAAAAGAAAATCAGAAGTCCGTACTCTGGACTTCCGATTTCTTTAGTCTTTTTTGTAGAACGAGCATTCGTACCCGTCGGCCCGCAGAAGCAGCCCCGGCGCCCAGGGAGGGGTTCGCCCCATGAGGTCACAGATCTCCTGAAGATCGGTCTCAAGAGGGCACTCAATAATCAGCTCATCATGGACATGGGCGACAATAAAGCAGTCCGAAAGGGTGCGCATGGCATAGCAGAGGATGTCTCTAGCGATGGCCTGGATGATGTTCTCCACAAACTTCGGCCCGTAAGATTCAATCCGCTCCCACTTTTTCGCTGGCCCAACTCCCATGTAAGTAACAGATTCCTCTCCAAAGCGGTTTTCTCCAATCTGTGGCTTTACGTAAGAAAGTCTTCTGCCAGATGGCAGGGTGATAAACAGCATCTGGCTTTTGCAGCAGATTGTCAGGCCGTGGGTCTTCGTAATTGTTTTCTTCTTTACTGCCTTCTTGACCGCCCGGTCTACATCCCACCAGAGCTTTACGATGTGGGGATTCGCTTTTCTCCACATGTCGACGATGGGTTTTAGCTCAGATTCCTTAAGGCCCATGTCTAAAGCTCCCATAGCCTTTAGAGCTCCTATGGAACCTCCGTATCCGCAGTTATGAACTAATTTTCCCGATACGGTAAAACGATGATGCTCTCCGGCATTTCGTATGTCATAAACTCTAGTCTTGCTTCGATGAGCCGCCAATTCTTTCTCTTTTCTTTGACAGCCAGCTCTGCACTTTCTATAATCCCAGTTCGGTCCATTCCCTGGCTTAGCTTCTTGATTACGACACTCCTGGCATAAGGCCAATATTTCTGATGGAATTCGCTTAAAACGGTATTCCTTCGATTTGCCTGGTTCTGCCTGCGAGTTGCGAAGCGGATGTTTCCAGGGGCATAATTTCCATTGTTGTTGATCCGGTCGATTTCCATTTCCCGGCTTGGAAGACCGAAAGTACGAATGAGATAAAGCCCGGCTTCGGTTACTGATGGAAATTCGAACTTTATGCCTCGTCCTCCATAGTTTGGATAGTTGCGGTCCTTTGGATTTGTGCATCGTTGTTTTGCAGCGGTAAGACGTCTGTCCAGCCATACCGGGATTTTCCTCGGTTGGGAGCAATGCTGACAGCCCCTGGATTTTCCTCTTCTTAGACTTCCAAGGTCTGTCCATTGGATTCTTCCGCAGCCGGTGCATTGGGTTAGAACATAACACCGGTTCCAACTCTCGCTCCAGCGCTTTTGGGGACTGATAATCTTCACCCAGCCGTACTGCCTGCCTACTATCTCCTGCCTGTATGAGATGTGCGCCGCTTCTGGCGGCTTCTGCAAGGTATACTGGCCGAGGTTTCCCTTCGATGAATACGAGATGGTCTGGTGTTGCGGTAAGTCCTTCATAGGTAATCACCTCTCTTCTTCCTCTGTAGATAACGCCGTCATGCTTTACCCAGGATATTCCATCCCATAGAAGGTCATCCTTGGTTACTTTTTCTATTGGTCTTAAGCCATGGTTTGTAAGGACTTTTTCTCCTTCTGCAATGCAGGCGAGAACCGCGATTTTTCCTTTCTGCCGAAGCTCTCCGTTGATGCCGTGCTTCACCACGGGAACTCCAAACATGGCAGAAGCGGTGGAGCAGTAGATATCTTCACCCTTAGCAAAGGCATCCATTGTGTGGGTTTCTTTTGCCAGCCAGGCGAGGACTCTAGCTTCAATGGAGGAAAAGTCCGAAACGATGAACTTGTAGCCGTCGCGAGGGATAAAAGCAGTGCGGATCAGCTGGCTTAAGGTATCTGGGATGTCGTCATAGAGTAACTTAAGACTTTCGTAATCACAGGTTTTCACCATATCTCTTGCTTCTTTTAAATCTGGCATTGTGTTTCTTGGAAGGTTCTGAAGCTGAATGAGGCGCCCGGAAAATCTTCCGCTCCGGTTGGCTCCGTAGAACTGAAACATCCCGCGAGCTCTCTGATCTGTGCAGGCTGCGTTTTCCATGGCCTGGTATTTTCGCACAGAGGATTTCGCGAGCCTTTGCCGGAGCTTCAGGACTTCCTGAATGTCTGGTGGCGCAGTTTTGATCAGCTCTGCTACCGCTTTCTTTCCAAGGGTATCTGTCGTAATCCCACGTTTTCTTAGCCAGCTTTTCATCTGCATCACGCTGTTTGGGTTTTCCAGCCCGGTCAGGTCCTTGAGCTTCCTTGTCAGCTGCTGTTTTGACTGTTCATCAATTGCAATCGCGGACTGAACGAGCGTCTCATCAATCCGGATTCCTCGGTCGTTGATTTCCTGGTCTAGCTGGTATTCTTCCCAGACGAAATCCGGGACAGGGTAGTTAGAGAGTTTCTTTTGGATGGCCATTTCAACTTCTACATCCCGCTTGTTATATGCTTTAAAGAGATCCCACTTTTTCGGTGCGTCCTCTGGGAGGTTCCTTGTCCTTCCTCCATTTGTTTTGGTCGGCGTGCAGGGCATGCAGAAATACCGAATTAGGCCTTTTCCTTCCGTCAGCTTCTGCTCTTCCAGGCCCAGAGCCTCACCAGCACCTTTTAGGGAAAGCGGAAGACCAAGGTAAGCAGACCAGATCATGGAGCATCGCCAGCTCTTTGGATTTAGATACTTTGAGGAAAGCTTTCTTGGGTAATAGCGGCGTAAGAAGCTGGACAGGCAGATCCGTTCAAAGTTTGCGTTAAAGGCCCATTTGGTAATCCTGTCATCTGTCAGAGCATCTAAGAGTTCTCTTGGAAGTTTTTCTTTTGCCGCTAGATCAATCACACGAACCGGGCCGTCGTCAATGGCGTAACCAAAGAGCAGAATCTCAAAATCAGAAGCCTCTGCATACCGGTACACACCGGACTTGTTCAGATTGATGCTGGAATAGGTTTCAAGATCGATATGGAGTTCTTTCAAGTCTCATCACCTCAGTAGTAAAGAGGCGGCAAGAAACTCTCGCCGCCCCAAATTGTTTTATGCGTCACGTTCTTTCTGCCTGAGCGCTCTTCTTGCTTCTTTCCTATTGTCTTCCCGAATAGAATCATGAAGAAGCTTTAATCCAAGAAACGAAAGGGTCAGCAGCAGAAGGCAGAAGCTGAGAACAAGAATCGTGAAGAGAATTGCGGGTAGGTTCATCTCCAGCCTCCTTGTTAAGCCAGAAAATCATCTTCAGAACTTTCCAGGGCGGTAAAGTCATCTGCCGCGTTGCTATGGCCGCCAAGCGGCTCGCCGTCGCGCACTTTCTGGATGTTTCCAAGCCCGCAGGCCACGCCCTTGTTTCCGTTGGTGTTGAAGGCGTAGAAGTTGATGGACACTCTGGCGTAAACGCCGCTGTAAACTTCGGAGCGGTCCAGAATCGGCTGAACTCTACCGTCAACGATCTGAGGCGGTGTCATGCTGTTGGCGTTAATAAAGTAGCTTCCCGCGTAAGCCGGATCGTCTTTTTCCGTGTCGCCATCTCGAAGAGGAAGCTTCAGTGCTGCCTTGTTTGGCTTTTTTCCTCCGAACTTGCCGATGCCTTCCTCGATGGCTGCGTCGACGGCCTTGTTGATTTTCTCAATGGTTTCCTTATCATCCTTTGAAATGATTAGAGAGACGCTGTATTTTTCTTTTCCTCCGTTGATGGATTTTGGTTCCCACACGTTGGCGTAGGAGAGTCTTACGGTACCGGTTACGACTTTTGTTCTGTTCTTCATTTTTCTTCCTCCAATGTTTTAAATTCTTCTTTTGCGTTTGCGATGTTTACTTCTGGCCGCTTATCTGTGCTTGGCACCAGCGTCAGCTTCCCAGGTGGTTTCACAATTAAGCTGCCTAATACATCTTGAAAGGTTTTCTTTCCCATCAGCTTTTCCATCTCGGTGATGGGGATCAGCTTTTTGCTATAGATATCGTGAAAGCCGGCTTTTTCCGCGGCTTTGATCACGGCTCTTTCATCTTTGTATCTGCGATTGCTTCTTCCATGAACGAGCTTCCAGTTTTTCCATTTCTTCCCGTGGTGAATCGCCTGGTCACTTGCGTACGCGCTGATGTCATTTGCCCAGCGGGTGAGCCTTGGAAGCTGAGGCAGGATCTTTTCAATCTCATCGTCTGTGAGCTTAGGCGGAAGGGCAAATTCCTTCTTCGCAAGGGAGAGATTTGCTTCTGCCCTTGCCCGGCACTTGACTGAAGCCTTACAGAAAAGACACCAGTCGCCGCAGTTAAAATCACCAATTCCTTCATCTGCTAACTTTGCTTTTGGCTTTAAGGTTTCTACCGCCCAGCGTTTGAGCTCTGTTACGGACTCGCTCCAGGTGCTGATGTTCTCGCGCCGCGGCTGAAAGATTGTCATAGAGACTTCCGTAAAGTCGTAAAGATGTTCGTATAGATCAAGTGCGCCAAGGGCATACAGCTTCATCTGCGGGTTTTCTTCGGCTTTAACGACAATTCCCTGGCCGTACTTAAAGTCGATGACGTGGAGCTTATTGTCTGAAACGATGATGCAGTCCGAGGTGCCAAAGGATCCAGGTACGTATCTTGTCAGATCTAATTTTGTCTCCACATAGACCTTCGCATCCGGGCAGGTCTGTTTTTCTTTCTCCCATTGCTCTAAGATGTAGTCCCGGTAGTCATCGGTGAAGCCCTCCATCTCGTCGGAATCAAAGCTTGATACCGGCCTGCGGCTTCGCATCTTTAAAGCTTTCTTCAGCTTATGCTCAGCCAGGGCGTGAGCCGCCGTACCTTCTGCTGCAGCAGGCGTTTCCTTATCCGCAAAATCAAGCTCAAACCTTGGCGCTCTGGTGCAGTGAAGCCATCTTTCCGCGCTGGAAGGGGAGAGGATGGCGTGGTCTTTAGCTGGCACTTCCAAACACCTCCGCTTCTTTCAGCATCTCGCTGTAGTGTGAGGGATCAATGGCAGAGAGCTTGTCCGCTCCATAACTTTTGATGAGGGCACGGACCTTGTCTCCATAGCCTTCCCGGGATTTTGCAGCAAGAACTGCCCGGATGTCCGAAAGCTGAATATTGTCTTCTTTCTTGACTTCAGTACTTTCTTCCATTGGCGCATTCACAATTCGCTCTAAGTCATCTGCTGCTTCCCGGATGTGTTTAATCAGGCTGGTTAAATCGTCTTTTCGAATAATCATTACTTCTCCTTTCCTGACTGTTTGTTTTACCTTACATATCCTCCGTCAAAGGAAAACCCGAAATCCGTACTCGCAAGAAGAAAAAAGTTTGATCAAAAAAAAAACAAACCGTGCCTGTTCCAGTGATCCAGTATTCCAGTAAATTCTTTATATACCGTATATATGTATATATGTGTCTATATATGTATATATCTCTATTTTTATATTTAATAGAAAATAGTGGAACAGTGGAATAGAGTAGCCGGGAAGCCTTGAAAACACTGGGAGGTAAGTTGATCCAGAAAAGCTGATCCAGTGTTGTGATCACTGGAACTGGAATGCCGGAAGTTAATCCAGTGGAGGGATGAGAAGTGGGAGTGGAGCGGGGAAAAAATTATGCAACATTTATCTAATGAGCTGTTGATATATGTATACAGAACGTCTCAGACAATGAAAAAAATATATATGATCTGCACAACAAATTATTGTGAAATCTATATGACTCTGCTAAAATAGAATTTATAGATTTTTTAGTGCAATGCAATAGCTATTATTTCTATCTTAGATGTTTCTCAATACAGATTGAAAAGGGCAAACTGATCGTGAGGTCAGGACGCAAAACTACAGGGTCTTATTTTAGAATTTCCAAACAGTAAGATAGCCAGATGCCATTCTTGTAACGGAAAACATGAATGGAGGGTAAGTAAAAAAATATGAAAAGAAAAAAGTCAAAGATGATGGGGACGGTAGCACTTTCCGTGCTAGTTGCGTCCAGCTTATCGTCTCCTATGGTTGCACTGGCGGCAGACACAACCAGTGTGGAAACAAAACCGGCTGCTGTCATTACCCAGCCGTCTGCTGCATCTACTTCAGGTGAGTCAACAACAGTGTCAGGGACCCAAAATGGGGGGGGGGGACGTTCAGCAAACTCCGCAACATGGGGAACAAAATAAGATAACAGAACCAGCAGTTGATGCAAAAACAACTGCATCAAATAATGTCAATACGGCAGTATCCGATGATAAGCAGAGCACAGATATCTCCTACAAGGCCTGGCTCTTTGGTGCTCCTCTCACTGCCTCGATCAATGCAGATGATGCCAATAGCAACAAAACGCTCAGCGAGGTGTCTAAGACCTTTAATAAACCTGGGTTAGGAGATGTGAAGGCCGGAGATCTTGTATTAAAGGGCGATATGTCTATTGATGGAGATACCACAAAAGCTGCTGCACACGACGTGGAAAAAGACAGCAAGCATGACATTAAGGCTGACCTCGATGTTTCTGCAATCCATACATCTATTGAAAAATCGGGTATGTTAATCAATAACGCTGATGCAGTGTATGTGAACAATCTGGAAACAGGACTTCGCTCAACATTTAAGTTTAGCGACCTGAACGGTGAGTTCTATGTTCCTACAACACTTGCAGATGCGCAGGCACATTACGTTTTGTCTTCCGCCGATGGCAATCCTCTGATCTACCGCATCAACTATGCCAATTCCACATTCACTAAGGATAATGTCAGTATCCTCATGGATCTCGATCTGACACAGATGAATCAGTTAAACACGTCCTATAACGGCTCCAGCAAGGTGCTTTATGGGGAAAATTGCATCAAGGAGAATTTCAATCATACTGACAATGAATATGGTGACACGTATGACACCAGCACTTTCGGTAACTTGAAGCAGCTCATCACGAAATCGGCAAAAAAGATCAGCCTGTTGCTTAAGGGTGTGACATTCCACTCAGCAACAGGAAACAAGAATACCAGAGAAACCGACACAGAGACTACGACCACTACTCAGGGCTCAATCGACGGTACGCTTGTCGGATACATGAAAGCAGATGTCGGCCACAGCTTTCTTCCGGGTAATGTTTCTTATGTTTGGGGCGCTATGCAGGATCCTGCTGGTAAGGATGTAAACGCGACTGATGATAAGGTCATGCTGACCGCACAGTTTACAGAAACAACACAAAAGGAAGCCCCGAGTGATCCGGGTACTTCGGACAACCCAGGCAATACAGATAATCCGGGCACTCCGGTTAACCCAGGCGATACAGATAATCCGAGCACTCCGGTTAACCCAGGCGATACAGATAATCCGAGTACTCCGGTTAATCCAAACAATCCGGTCAACCCTGTAACTCCGGTTAACCCGGACAATCCGACACCGGATGACGGTATCGTACCGAACACACCAATTAAGCCGACGAATCCGCAGAAGGATACTAATCAGACGACTACGGATGCTGGAAAGGACGTTACAAAATCACCGGTGGAAAACGGTGCAAGCACAAAAACTGTGACATCACATTCACAGAATCCAAAGGCTGTAGCCACAAAGACTGTGGCGTCCGCAGAGACATCCAATGTCCCTAAAACAGCGGACGAGACCAAAGTCGGCACTATGCTGATCCTGTTTGGAGGAGCAGCGGCTCTTCTGACTGTACTTCTGGCAGTAAAGAAAAGAGAAAATGAGTAGTAGATTATAAACACAAAGTTAATCTATTGCAGTGCGAAGGCCTGCAGGGTCCATCCGTTGAGGTGAACTCTGCAGGCTGTTTTTATTGTAAATTTCATGAGTGGATGTTATGATAGATACGGACCTATTGAGTACATATATGGGTTCTTTACTTTCTTGCCGCCTTCGGGCGGTATTTTTATGTGAAAAAAGCCCACCCGCGTCCTGATGAGGGGATGCTGGTGGGCGTACCTTATTTCAACAGCTGATTGACTTTTGCCTGCACGGCGGCGTAGTCGTAACCGGCGGCGGTGAGTTTCTGCTTTCGCTCGGCGCCGTTACCCCATTTTCCGGCGATCACTTCCTTGGCGATTTCTGTAGTGGATTTCTTGTTACTGCTTGAAGCTTTGGCGGAGGTGCTGGCTGAAGAAGCTGAAGAGGAGCTCCCTGTCAGCTTCTTGTGAAGAGCGGCCCAAGCTTTAGCAGAAATATATCCATTCGGGCAGATCTTGCCGTTGACATCAAAGTGGCGAATGACGTGAGAGGCCGGGACATCGTATTTTTTCATCAGAGATTTAACCAGAGGCGCGGCGGTTTCAATGGCAGTCGGCGTCGGCACGACCATCCCATTTTTCTTGTAGCAGCAGAGCTCGATGCCAATCGAGTTATAGTTGGTGCAGACATGAAAATAAGTCGCTCCGCGGTTTCCCTGGTTCATGGCCCGGCCTGTATCAAGAAGGCCGCCTCCGCAGTGCCAGGCAGCTTTGCTCTCCGGGATGCACTGCCAGATTTCGCTGTCCACGAAATAATGGGCGGAGGCTCTCCGGTTTCCGCCGCAAAAGTAGATGCAGTTGTTCTTCGCCGAGCTGACGGCTCCGACATAGTGAATTACGATAAACTTCACGGTCTGGCCATAGCGGCTTTCCTGATTGTACTTACTGATCATTTTGTTAATCTTCATTTTTTACCCCATCTCTTTCTGCTTCATCATGAAGCTGTTCTAATACGGCTTTGAGTTTACTTGGAATCGGAAGACCGAGCCTGCCTGCGTTTTCCAGAAGGCTGATTCCTTCGTTACTGAGATAAAAGAAAATGACCGCAGTCCGAACGACTCCGGCCTTTCCAAGTACGTGAAGGTCTACGATGTTGGCGACTCCAACAAGAAGAAAGATCAGAGCCTTCTTTGCGATTCCTTTGAAGCCCACGTTGCTGGATAATTTCTTATCTGCAATCGCGCTCATGACTCCTGTAATGTAATCACAAACGACGAAGACGATAAGAGCGTATAGCGGCCCGTCGCATCCTCCAAGGTAATAGCCGATCCATCCGCCTAAGAAGGCAAAGATCGTTTTTATCACTGCCCAAAATTCTTTCATGGCGTTCTCCTTTCTCATGCGGTGCGTTTCCACATGTAAACAGCGAGGTAAGGCGGCATGTTTTTTCCGGATCCGTCCTCTCCGGTTTCAATATTGACTGCGGTTGTTTCCAAGTTTTCTGCGGTTTCACTTGAGGTGTATGTTGCGCCTTTCCAATCGGTAGATGAGCTGTTGATGACTGGCGCCTTGTAGTTTCCGCTGGATGATGCCACAGACCTTTCGCTTACTCCGGTCTGCACGTCGCTATAGTTATAGTAGAGATACCGCGAGCCATCTAAGCTTGGCCCATGCTTATGAGCGGTCTGCGTATGGGTGTGGCTCTGCTGAAGGTGGTTATGCCTGACCACAACTGCATCTTCCGATCCTCCGGTGCTTCCAGCGGAGTAGGTGTCTCCGGCTCCAAGAAGGAAGGTGTCTTTGATTCTTTCCCAGGTTCCTCCAAAGAGATCAGCAGGCGATGCCGAGCTTACCGAAAGGTAAATCGACCCAACCGGGTAAATGAGATCAAGAAGTTCTTTCCCTTTATATGTGAGCCCTCCATTAAACTTTGCGTCGTACTGACATTCAAAGCCGGACCCTTCTGAGATCTTTCCAATCGCAAGGCCTTTTCCTTCCGCGTGAAAATCCATAATGACTTCGGCGGTCTGAACAATAGCAGTCGCGCTGCCAGATCCAAAGTCATCCGTGACGGTCAGAGAAAGCTGATAGCGGCTGGTTGGAAGAAATTGTACATAGCCATCTGCGTCCTTTAAATCAAGCTGCCCGGACGCCTGATAGCCCGTCATGGTGAGATTGATCGTTCCGGAGGACTTTTCGGTGAGATTCGTCCAAGTTAGAACGACTGTTTTCGAATTCTTGCTGTTTAATGAACTTACCGAGATTCCGTAACTTACGCGTAGGCAGCTCCCGGATTCGTCAGCCGTTAGGCTTCCGTCACTAGCTTCGCTCATTCGGGCTGCCTTCAGACTCGTCACAGATGGAGAAGAGTAGGGAAGAACCGTGATTTCTTTTTCTGCAGTGTCCGAACTTCTAGATCTTGCGTCCATGACAAAAGAAGAAAGCAAGGTAGTACCTTCTTTGATCTCCTGGTCTGCGGTAATTTCTGGTAAGGTGGAAGATAGGTAACTTCCTTCCGTAAAGCTGGCAAAATAGGTCTTTATGGGAGAGCTGTAGCTTTCCGCTCCCGTGATTTTTATCTTTGGAATGGATTTCCCAGAGACAAAGCCTCCGTAATGCTGGAGCAGGGTTTCTGTTTGATCAGAATCAAAGAAAACGGTATCCGTGACTTCCGAGATTTCTGCTGTTGGGATGACGGATAACGGCACAATCAACGTCAGGCTCACCTGATCTGTAGCAAGCACACTGCCTTCGTAGCAGGTTTCCAGAAAGACCGTGCAGGAAGAAGACGTGGAGATTGTGATCTGATTCAGAAGATCAAGTGGCGGGGTAAAGCTGGTCGTTCCCACGGCAGAAGAATCCGCAATTCCGTCTGTCCCCGTAACGCTGTTTACCTGGTAATAGAGATGATGTGTGTAGCCAGAGTAGTTCCCCTGAGTCGTTATTTCTACTGAATTTGCCCCGTCAACGATGCAGGAAGATGCGGAGAGAAAAAGAACGCTTGTTTCTGGCCGCTTTAATGTCAAACTGCAGGTGTTACTTCCAAGAGAAGTAGAACCGTTATAGGTAGTGCAGGTGATCGTGCAGGTCCCAGATAGCCCTTCCGTGCACCAGGAAAGAGGCGGCGTCCAGTTGACGGAGGCGGCTGTCGTTTTGGTCGCGATCGCATCGGATTTTCCATTCCAGGAAGCGGTCAATGTATGGGTAAAGGAAGACGATTTCCGGTTCGTGTTGATGGTCAGAGCCGTTCCGAGAGTCCCTGAAGCAGGGCATGATGGTGCTGATTTTCTTGCGATCGTGGTCAGCGTTTTCGTTAATGAATCTTTTACGGTTCCTGAGCTCGTGCTGGTTGCGTATGATGCAGAGACGGTTAGTTTCTTTGATCCGTCAGAGTTATGCTCGATATCCAGCGTTTTGCTGTAAATGGTATTGCTTCCGCTGGTCGTGTTGTTTGGGTTCAGGCTGACCGATTTGGTGTATTTGTCTCCATCGATGACGACGGTGAGTTTCGGCGGGTTATGATCAAAAGTTCCGGAGGTCCATTTTGCCGTGACTTTGACGGTGACATTTGAAGTGTTCGAAGAGACCGATGTGCTGTTTTCGGTAATTCCAATGGTAATCGATGCTGGCATAAGTTATCCCTCCTGATCTTCCAGAAGTTTAAAAGACAGATTTCCGTTTGGCTGAGGGACAAAAGCAAAGTCATCTTTATTGTCACCCGCGCTTCCAAAGCGGATAGACTCAAGGATCCTTGCCTTTGTGATCTTCATGGTGTCCGTATTAAAAAAGGCGGAGATCGCTCCGCCTGCGTAAAGGCTCATGCCTTGCTTGCTGATGGTCACTTTGTAGGGCGATCCTTCTTCTCCGATCTCTATCACGAGCTCTCCGTCTACTTCTGCAGATCGGATGTACTTAAGTGGCTGATTGATGAGGCTAAGTGCCTCTTGAGAGAAGCTCGAAATGAGAAGAGCGCCTGCCGCGATCTTTTCTGAAGTAATGGTGCCTTTACCGATTTTGCTTCCGTCGATAGTTCCAGATCCATCATCAAGGGACCATTCCTTTAAAATTTCTTTTGCCTCATCCACGGAAGACTTCATAGAAGAAAGCTTTTCCTGACCATCGATTGCCTGCTTGGCCTGGTCTGCTGCATCCTGGACTTTACTGTCCAGTTCATCCAGCCTTCCAGGGATGCGCTCTGTTCTTGCGACTTTTTCTGTGTGAGAGGTCCGGTCAGAATCGGTGTAGGTGATTTCATCGTAGATCACTTCTCCAGCTTCATCGGTCACGGTTTTTGTCTCTCCAACGAGGCCTGTGATGGTCTCTGTGATCCCACCGTCCCCATAGACGTCTTCCTGAAGGCCAGTGACAGAACTATCCAGGCTGTCTGCCGTCTGCTGGGCCGCATCTGCTGCCTGTTTTGCGGCGTCTGCTTTTGCGTTGATTTCAGACAGCGATTCTCTCCAAGGAGTCGCCAGGGCACCTTCCTCTACTTTGAGGTTCGCAATGTCTAGTGTCGAGCCAGACGGCATAGCTGAAAGGTCAAAGGATAGATTCTGGGAAGATGCGGCTACTCCAAGAGACAATGCCGTGGAGGAGTAGTGGACCCAGACGTTAGCGTTATCGGTATCGATATCCGCAGCAGTATTGTCAATGTCAGAGAAGGCGATCTGGATATTGCTTCCATCGCTGTCTTGAATATGGACGGGAATCAGAAAAAGGCTAGACATTCTGATATCCGCTGATAGGGTGTAGCTGTTTCCTTCCGGCTGACTCGCTAGTACATTTCTAAGGTCCGACGCAGAAAAAGAAATGCTGTTCTCTCCGGCAGCGCTGCAGGTAACCGTGAGGTAATTCACTGCATCCAGATCGGTATAGATGCCTTCCTCATTTTCTGAAAGTGTAAGACCGCCTGATGAGGACCATCCGGTTACTCCCTGATTCGTAGAAACGAGAAGGTTCACATTTCCAATCTCCGTGTCGGCGTTTCCCTGGGTCAAGGTGATGTCCATGGAGTTGATTTCCGTATCTGCAGAAAGGTCATCTGCGGCATCTTCCAGTTCTTCCAATCGGTCCTCGAGATCTTCAAAAGAATCGGGAGCATCCTCTTCGGCAGGCGTAATTTCTTGCCAGCTGTATTTTGCCGGGTCCGTTGATTCTTCACTGGACTGGTCGGTGTAGCGCCCGATAAAAAGGGCATCAGATGATTCTTCTAGGCTTAGGTTCGTCCCGGTTTCATCGTCAGCCCAGGCGGCATGAAGGAAAAAATCTTGCTCATTAAATTTTGTCTTTACTACCATAGCGGCCTCCTACAAAGCAGCGATCCAGTAAAACGAGGTGTCGTTGTCGCTGGAGCGGTAAAGGCAGAGGTCAAATCCCTTGGTTGTGACGCTCTTGACGCTGAAGGACACCAGATTGGGCGCCGAGGTGATTGGGGTGATGGTGACGGATGGGACAGAAGTGAAAGCCTTCGGAAAGTTCACATGCTTGGTCACCACCTTGTTTTTCTTTGCGTCAACGCGGGCGGACCCTCTCTGGAGGTTCCTTATCTTAACGTTCTGGCTGGAATCAATCGTAAAGGGAGATAGCGCTGTACTTACTGCATCACTTACGTTTTCATTCACTTCAGAGGCGATGCTCTGAAGCTCGCTGTTCAGATTCGCCGCATTCAGCTGCGTTCCTTCTGTTGTGATTGTGCCTTCTGCTCTTGTAAAATCAAAGGTGCCGAGCACCTCTCCGGTTTCAGAATTGGTCAGGGTATAGCGCCCCGGGTGCTCAACGACGCGATCAATAAATGCCATGATATAGCCTCCTTAATATCCACTTGAATACGTCTCTGCTGCGTAAATCAGATCGCCACTGTAGGAAGATGCTTTCGTCTGATTGAGAAGAACCCCAATCCGGTCTTTAAACTGCTGGATTAAGCCTTCGACCTGGTTAAAGGTCTCTGCGGTCATGTCGCTTCCTGGAAGAGGGGCATTGAGCCCGGTAACAGCGCTAAGCTGATTTAACGTAGTTAGAATCTGATTCCATTCAGTTACAGTCACAAAGTCATTTAAGCTGAAGTTCTCTTTCAGGTTTCCAGTTGGAAGAAGGACGTTTAGATTTCCGCAGATGCGGTTCATGTCCTCTGTAGTGACGCGATCTGAAGCAGTCCAGTCGGTTTTGGGTTCTTTCCATGTCATATTCCACCTCGTTAACAGATCCCTTTCCGGTAGGTAACTTCCGCTTTCGTTCCTCCGCCTTCGTGGGTTAAGGTGATCGTTTCAATCGTGCAGAGCTCCTCGCTTCCATCAAGCCGGTGAAAAGAAAACACGTCTCTAGGCTGCATGCGTGGGTCTCCCTTAAAGGTAAAAGAACCCGTGATGTTTGACCGGTTAAATAGATAGGCGTAGTTTGGGTAGAGCAGGGTGGTTCCACCGTAGATTTTCCCGTGAGAAATGGGATCAACCGTGATTGTTGTTCCTGGCCTTTTTCCAGAAGGAAGAATGGAGGAGTTCTCCATGGTTACCGTGACGGATTTTCCTTTGACGACGCACTGGTTCAGCTTTTTCGTCACCGTCTTATAGATCGGCGTTCCTTTCTTCTTTCCCGTTTTATATTTCTTCCCGGATTTAACTTTCACCTTCTTAGAAACCGTCGTTTTCTTTGCGGTCCAGACGATCTTGCTTGCAGTAGCTAAGACGGACTTTGCGTTAGAAACCGTTAAATACCACCAATAACCTTCAGGCGAATGGGAATACCCTTTTCCAGCTTCTACGGATTTTGTCTCCAGAGTCTCTAGTTTATTAGACCTCACGGCTTTGCTGTGAAGGCCGTAGTCTGCGTCTGTTATGATTTTGGAGATATTCCGCTCGACGCTCCGGACGACATCTCCACAGTCTTTTTCGTAGATGTCCCATTTTTTGATGGGCTTGCTCCAGGTGACTCTTGGAATCCCTGCATCTACAAAGGCTGGCCAGAAAGTCCCGTTATGCGATAAGTTCATGATGTCAGCTACGATCTCACGGGAGGACTGCTCGTCAAAGATCAAGGTGTAAGGAGATGAATTGCTGTTCGTATCCGGAGCAGTTTCTCTTGACACGAGCTTTACCCCGGAGTCCGTGATGAACTTTAAGAAGCGGTTGTAAAGGACTTTTCTTCCGTTTCCGCCGGTAGAGTTTACGACCTGGGAGATGTTGTTCTTATCTTCTAGTTTTGCGCTCATGTCTTCACCTTTGATGGTGATGACGTTGTTTTCCATGGAAGCTTTTTCAGATAGGTAGAAAGAGCGGACCTTGGAGTAGTCACCTTCATATCCTGCGTAATACCAGACCGGAACATCGTCTCCTACATTGCTGATCGCTTCTGAAATGTCATCTGGCCAGTAGGCCTGAATCTCAATTTCAGACACCTGCCAGGAAGGACTGGTGATCGAAAGATCTGACCGGAGGGCCAGGGTGCAGGAGACCAGATTCTTATTATTAAACTCCAAGGTGATTCCTGGAGTAATTGAAGCAATTTCAATCCGGCTTTCTGGATCCGTGCTTTTCGCTGTCAGAGTGATCGCCTTTCCGTTTACCGGGATGACGACAATTCTTCTTGCTTCGTAGTCTGTTCCGTTTGCACTGATCGTTCCGGAAGAATCGGAAGTCACCGCGAGGGTAAGGGCCGCGATGTCGGTTTTCGAGGTCACGGTGATTGTGATGGTTTCTCCGACAATCGACCTTAGCCCGAGTTTTCCATTTTCCAGGCTCCCTGAAAGAGAAGAGTCAAATAGGGAGCAGGTTCCATCAAGAGGAAAGCCAGGTCCAGCCAGGTCCGCGAGATCTCTCATATCCCAGTGCTCGTTGTCTAATGCTTCTGATACGTTCGCGTCTGTTACAGCGCCTGAGATACCTGTAAAGGTAAGATCAACTTTCTCGTTTCTTCCGGAAAAGCCGCAGTGGACTTCAAAAGGCGTCCGAATAGATTTCTTGTTTTCGGAATCAATTGTGAGCATTTAAGAATCTCACCTCAACTTTCACATCGGACCACACAGGGTTTCCATCTGAACTTGTCGCGCGAGAAGCTGTGCTGATGGCGGAGGTCCTGACGATGCTTTCTGTGTGGGATATTCCGTCCGCACCCGTAAAGGTGATGGTCGACTCACCACTCATGGAAAGAAGAACTTCCATCTGGCTCTGCGGAAGCGTGTCCCACTCTAAACTCATGTCCGAATACCTCCATCCGATCCGGTCTGCAATGGTGTTTCCTGTGCAGGTCGTGATTTCAGCTGCGTAGATGTCTTCTCTTTGCGGGGAAAAGTCATTAGGGCGGAGGATATTTTGACCATTTATCTGAATGGTTGAGTAGATCATCAGCCGAGCCTCCTTTTGTAGGTGTCGTATGCATGGACGATTTCTTCTCCCATCTTTGGGCCGTTCTTAAAGAGGTAAACATCAAGATGAATATCACCTCCAAGGTTACCGCTCTGAGAGATTCGGCTAGCGGTAAGCACCGCATTTGCCATGTCGTTTCCGGCGCCTGCAACAGCGGATCTTATCATACTCATCAGAGACTCTGTCCCGACCACAGTTTCTGATCCAGCTTCACCTCCTGCAAGAAGGCTGTCACCTGCTGCTCCAAAGATAGTCGGGGAGTTTAAGATGATTCCGTTTTTCATGGCCTTTGCGTACCAGTCCACAGAGAATTTCGGAAGTGATCCTTTTCCTCCGATACCAAACGGGGCTTTCCCTCCTGAAACGTGGATATGAGGAAGCCTCAGGTTGCTGAAGATGTTTCCAATCCGAAGAGGAAAGAACCCTTTGATGGTGTTAATGATTCCCCGGATCCGGTCACGGGCCGCATTAATAGGAGTCAGCATAGCAGACTTGATCCCATTCCAAACGCGAGACGTAATCGAGCGGATTGCAGTCCATGCTGAAGTCACACTTGAACGGATGGCTCTTACCGGTGACAGCACGGCGCTTTTGATTGCGCCCCACATCGTAATCGCAAATTTTCGTATTGCTCCCCAGACTTTTGCCGAAGCCGCCCGAATGCTATTCCAGATAGCGATTACTCCGTTTCTAAACTTCGCGTTCGTCTTCCAGAGATAAATGAAGGTTGCTGCCAGGGCCGCTACAGCCGCAATGACAAGTGTGATCGGGTTTGCCAGCATAACTGCATTCATCGCTGCTATGCCAGTCCGGACAAGCTTTATGGCAGAGACAATCTTAGGAGCAAGCGTCATGACCGTTCCGACACCAACCGCGATCTTTCCGATGACAATGAGAAGTGGCCCAACTGCTGCAGCGATGCCGATTAAAGTGAGAATCAGCCTCTGCGTTGCCGGGTTCATGTTCATGATGGCGTTCATGATCGAGATGAGCTTCTGAAAGAAGCTGGTCAGAACTGGCGCTAATGTCTGGCCGATCGTGACGGTCAGCACGTCAAAGGTGGATTTCAGCTGTTCAATGGTGCCTCCGGTTCCTGACATCAGGGCCTTTGACATCTTTCCAGCAGAACCTCCCGCGTCGTCTAGTGCGTTTCGCAGGGAGCTGACATCTTTTGGTGAAGTCTGAATCAGGGTCAGCCACTTGGACATCTGCTCTTTTCCAAAGATGTTTGACGCAGCTTCCAGTTTTTCCTGGTCGGAAAGACCGGAAAAGGCTTTGTTCAGGTTCTTTAACACATCCGGCATGGATTTGAGCGTTCCGTTGTCGTTAAAGATGGAATAGGTCTGCCCCGTGGATAATTTCAGCTGGTCCATGGCGGCAGCTCCTGACTTGGCAGGAGAGGCGAGCCGGGCGAGACCAGTCTTTAAGGCGTTTGCACCTTCTGATCCTGAGATACCGGCGTTTCCAAACACGTCTGTGATGGTCGCTAAGTCTTTTACATCCCAGCCGACGGTCTTACAGATTGGGCCAGCGACAGAGATTGCCTGAAACAGCTCGGACGTATTGGTGTTTGCTTGCGCCTGAGCTTTTGCCAAAATGTCTGAGTAAGAGGCGGCCTCGGAAGAGTTCGCACCAAACATCTTCATGGCATTTCCAAGGCCTGACGTCACTTCAGAAAGATCAGTACCAGTGCCTGCGGCAAGGTTCATGGCAGGAGTCAGCATGTCGGTCGCCTGTTTAGCCGTGAAGCCCTGACGGGCAAAATTCAGTGTCGCGTCTGCAGCGTCCTGCATCCCAAAGACAGAAGCCTTGGCGGACTCGCCGATCTGGTTCCACAGTCCCTTAAAATCTTCTGCAGAGTTTGCTGTACTTCCCATTGTCTGCTTGACCAGGTTAAACTGCTTGTCGACATTACCGTAGGAGTTGACCGCAGCAGTCGCACCGGCGACGACAGGCGCGGTGAAGCCGACCGTCATCTTTTCACCGGCATCAGACATCTTCTCACCGACAGACTTTACCTTTTCACCAGCGGCGGCAATCCTCTGTGAAGAGACGGACTCAAAGCTCTTGGACTCTTTTTCCAGGCTCTTAAGTTTAGACTCTGTCTCGGCAATCTCACGCTGGAGGGCGTCATACTTGTCTTTACCGAGATTTCCGTTTTCCATCTGCTGCTTGGCCTGGACCTGGGCATTCTTTAATCCTTCGAGCTTCTCTTTCGTCGCATCGATGGATGATTTCAACAGCTTCTGCTTCTGGGTAAGGAGCGTGGTGTTCTTCGGGTCAAGCTTCAGGAGCTTGTTTACATCCTTGAGGGAAGACTGGGTGCTGCGGATCGTGCTATTTACCGATTTCAGCGCCTTCTCAAGCCCAGTGGTATCACCTCCGATCTCTACGGTTATTCCTTTGATCCTGCTCGCCATTGATTTTCACCTCCTTAGGGCAAAATAAAAGCACCTCCGAAGAGATGCTTGTAAACAAAACTATTCACTTAGA